CTGGAAGTGATACTGGAGCTTTAATAAGACTTGGAACAAGTAGTGGTTTTGTATCTTCAGGGTATGGTTCTCTTTCTCGTTATGATGGAGGTGGGGTAAGTGATTCAACTGGTTGGTTTATCGGATATACCAATGGTTCAAATTCTATTAACGGAACTGTGATAATAAATCACATGGGAAGTAATGTTTTTGTTACCTCTCATTCTACAATGTACAGTACATCAGGAGGTGCTTTCGGTGGAGGTTATAAAGATTTAGGTGCAACTTTAGACAGATTAACAGTCAGGTTAGTTTCAGGTGGTAATTATGATGCAGGTTTAATTAATATTATGTATCAGTTATAAGGCAATACTATGGCAAAAAAAATTATATATGATTTTTCAACAAATAAAACAGTTACTAGAGATTTGACAAGTGAAGAGCAAAAAGAACTTGATGCACAAAAACCTAGTGCTGAAAAAAAATTAGAATATTTAAGATCTGAAAGAAATTATTTATTATCTGAAACAGATTGGTGGGCATCAAGTGATTTGACAATGACAGATGCACAAAAAAAGTATCGTCAAGATTTACGAGATATAACTAAAACTTTTAAGTCAATGAGTGATAAAGATTTTAAGTTTCCAACAAAGCCAACGGAGTAATGAATGCCCTACATAGGAGTCAGTCCACAATTTGGAGTTAGAAGAAAGCATACTTATACTGCCACGGCTGGGCAAACCAGTTTCAGTGGTGCAGGATCAGAAGGCGCAACATTAAGTTATACTGACTCAAACTTTGTTGACGTATATCAAAATGGTGTAAAATTAGGTGATGCCGACTACACATCTACAAGTGGTACAGCTATTGTTTTAGCTCAGGGAGCGTCAGTTGATGACCTCATAGAAATAATAGTTTTTGATGCCT